CGACTTTGTTTACTGGAAAGACGCACAAAAGGGCGATTATGCGGTATCAGATGATGATTATGTCGCATATGTTATCAATAGAAACGAATATGAGTCAAATCACAAGACTAAGAACATTTATCTAAGGTTTCCTTGGGGATATACCTTTTATAATCCCAAATATGAAAGTAAACAGCTAAAAGTAGCTGGTAGGAAGAGCAACACAACGTTCACAGGTAGAAGACCAATCGAGGTCGTAGTTGGAAAGGACTATATGAAGAATTTAGCTATGGTAAGAGCAGTTCTTCAGGATGATAATCTAGCAATAGATTGGGTATTTGGCTCGACAACGTCTAGTGAGCGTAGAAAATACAAACGATATATGAAATCGGAGGCATTTAAGAAGATGGTAAAGGAAGAATTATCACAATATCTAAAAGAACACGACCTAACAGAAGATTTTACTCTGGAACTACTCAAGGAGGGCATAGAATTAGCCCGAGAAAAGAGGGATGTCCCTGGTCTTATGCGTGCTGTAGAGAATTTGCAGGATATGCATGGAATGAAGGATAAACATTTAGTTAAAACCACAGAAAGGCTAGAGGCACACTCTTCTACTAAGCTTATAGATGAGCTTAGAGAGGAAGAAAGTAGCCTTATAGCACAAAAAACCGTAACTAAAGATGAAGGTTAGTGGATTACGAAGAAAGATATGAGCAATTACAAGCTCTAAAGAAGTTAAAGAATAATATGCCGTTGTTTGGAAGGTACTGCTTCCCAACGGCCCTCCGAAAAGTAACCCCACCATTTCACCACGAGGTATATAGAGACCTCTCTGACGATAGTGTGCGAAGGGTGTTGATAGCTGCTCCTCGTGGAACAGCGAAGAGCACTGTCACCACTCTTATTTACCCACTATGGAAAGTAGCTTTTAAGCGAAGCGATGAAGACTTATTCATAGTCATCATCTCAGAGTCCCAGGCGCAGTCTATAAACTTCTTATCTCGTATAAAGTATCACTTGGGACATAGTGATAAGTTTAAGGAGATATTTGGTGATTTTGGCCCTACTACAGCAAAGAGATGGACAAACAATGATATAGTACTAGCAAATGGTGCTCGTATCATAGCTGTGGGTACAGGACAGAGAGTTAGGGGTTTTATTGAGGGTGATACTAGGCCGAATCTCATAATAGTTGACGATTTCGAGTCTGAACTCAATGCTTTTACTATGGAGGCGAGGGCAAAGAATAGGAAGTGGATAACTGAGGCTGTTATCCCTTCTTTGTCCGATGATGGCAAAATAGCCATGATAGGAACGGTAATATCCGAAGATTGCTTCCTATATTGGGCTAAGGACTCCCCAGCATGGAAGGTATTGTGGTACTCCATCTGGGATGAGGATGAAAAGAGCATTTGGCCTGAAAGGTTCCCCAAATCACGTATTATGGAGATAAAGAGGGAATTTGAGTCAGTTGGTAACTTGAATGGATTCTATCAAGAATACATGAATATAGCTCAATCTCCTGATAATGCACCATTTAAACCTGAATGGATGCAATTACATCATTATGACTTTGAACGAATAAATGGGCAGAATTGCCTAGTAAGGGAGGTTGGAGATGAAAGAAAAGTTAAACCCGTGGAAGTATACGCAGGTGTCGACCCTGCAAGCTCTTTGTCAGCTACTGCAGATTTCTTTGTCATTGCTACTATCGCAGTTGATAGTGATAATAATAAGTATATCGTTGATTTGTTTAGGGATAGGATATCCCCTGCTGAGCAGCCTGGGAAGATTATTGAACTATATAAGAAGTTTCGCCCCAAAAGGATGAATATAGAAACTACTGGGTACCAAGAAGCTTTAAGGACAGCAGTGAGGGAACTCATGCTAGAGGACAACCTTTATATTCCAGGGCTTGAGAGAGGTGTTAAACCTAGGACTCGTAAGTCTGAGAGGTTATTATCCTTAGTTCCTATATTTGCAAAGAAGTCTTTTTACTGGAGACCAGAGGATTTAGTAGGGCAGCAAGAGTTCTTATCATACCCTAGAGGAAAGCATGATGATGTGATGGATGCGATATGGACTGCATTAGAGCGGCATAAACCCTGCAGGATAGGAGAATTTGACGAAAAAAAGAAAATTGATACAAATAAAAAGAAAAGTATTGATTGGATGACATTATAGTGTTTAAATTAAGTTGGCAAATTATAGGAAGATTTATCATTTATGGCTGAATATAGCAAAGACAAGAAATCTAACGATATAGTAACCGAAACACGGCAACTATATCAGGATTATTCTAAGGCTAGAGACCTATGGGCTCGTAATGCCAAAGAAGACAAAGAGTTTCGCCTAGGCAAGCAATGGACTGAGGAACAGAAGAACATTCTTGAAGGTCGTGGGCAAGCTCCTATTGTCGTTAATAGAATACATCCTGCTGTAGAAACTGCAAAAGCAATGATTACTGCTAACAGACCTTCTTTTAGGTGTGCTGCAAGAGAGGACTCAGATAACAGGGTAGCTAGAGTTATGTCTGAATTACTTGCATATATGTATGATATATCTGACGGAAGAGCTGTAGTAAGACAAGTTGTGGATGATTACTACGTGATGGGTATGGGTTTTATGCATGTCTACCAAGACCCTATGATGGACATGGGCAAGGGTGAGGTTTGCTTTCACGACTTGGACCCATTAGATGTATATGTAGACCCGAATAGTCAACATCGTTACTTTGATGATGCAGAAAATGTTATAGTATCTAGACTATTCACTAGAGACCAAGCAAAAAAACTTTGGCCTACTTATAAGAAAGCCATTGATAATGCTTCTAGTGAGCAAGATTGGAATAGGCCAGAGACAGGTAGGAAAGAGGTCGGTGGTACTGAAATTCATTTTATGGAAGATACTAACTTTCAAAGCCAGAGAACAGATGAATACGTGCGTGGGTATGAAAGATATTATAAAATCCATATGGATGAATATAGAGTATTTGAGAAATTCAGTGGCAAGGAAGATTTACTAAATGAAGATGAATATGCTGATTATATACAAATGCCGGCTTGGGTTATAGAAGGTAATATTATAACGAATGAGCAGGAGGCTCAACAGCTAATAGAGCAATTAGAGATGCAAAGACAGATGCAGATTCAGCAGCAATCTATGGCCACAGAGCAAGAAATGGCACAGATGGGGTATGGCCCAGATGCTGAAGTACCAGCACCTGAAGTTCCTCCTGTGCAAGTAGAGCAAATAACATTTCAAAATTTGATAGAACAAGGAACAATTGATGTTGTTAAAGTATTAAGTACTAAAATAAAGCAATGTGTTATTATAGGCGAAACTAAACTTTATGAAAGAATACTACCAACTGATAAGTATCCTGTGATTCCATTTATGAATATACATACTAGAACACCTTACCCTATGTCAGATGTGAGGATAGTCAAGGGTATGCAAGAATATATCAATAAGACCCGCTCATTGATTATCGCACATGCGACCACGAGTACTAATACGAAGATACTCGTACCTGAGGGTAGCGTAGATATGAAAGAATTTGAAGAGAAATGGGCACAGCCTGGTGTGGCTATACCATACGACCCTACAGATGGTGCGCCTATGCCTGTCCAGCCGACTCCTCTTCCTAATGAGTTATATGCTAACGAACAGACGGCTAAAACTGATATAGACCATCAATTAGGTTTATATGAAATGATGATGGGTAATAGCCAGGCTGCACCACAAACATACAAGGCTACTATTAGCTTGGATGAATTTGGCCAGAGAAAGATAAAATCTAAATTGGCTGATATAGAGGGTGGTTTAACAAGAGTTGCAGAGGTAGCAATACCTATGATGCAACAATTATATACCATAGAAAAGATTTTTAGAGTTGTACAACCAAATAACACAACATCAGAATATATGATTAATAAGCGTATGTATGATGACAAAACGCAAGAGATACAGATTATTAATGATATTACAGTAGGTAAATACGATGTTATTGTTGTTGCTGGTTCAACACTTCCAACAAGTCGATATGCTGAACTTGAGTTCTACATGGATGCTTATGCTAAGGGTCTGATAGACCAACAAGAGGTTCTCAAGAAGACAGAGATATTCGATATGGAAGGTGTGATGCAACGAACAGACATGATTGGTCAATTGCAATCGCAATTAGAGCAAGCCATGGAACAAATTAAGTCTCTCAAGGGTGATTTACAAACCCGTGACAGAGAGGCTGTTAACCTGAGGAAGAAAGTCGAAGTAGAGAAATTTGCAGCAGACCTTGACAAAGTTAAGAATAAGGCTGAAGCTGCAGGGAATATCTACAGTAAACGACTTGATGACTCAATGGGTACCCTGCGAAAAGATATCGCAGAATCCATAAAAAAACAGACAGATAAGGGCTCACCCTCGAAAGAGGCAGCCAAAAGGAGAAAAAAGTAAATGGAACAAGGACAGCAAGACCCTCAAGTAGCAAATACTCAGGACACCTCCGAAGCATTCGGAGCTCCAGCAGGGACTGAGTCTAGTTTAACGTCTATCGAAGATGCATTTTTCGGTAATACTCAGGAAGAGGCCCCTCAGGAAGGGATACCCTCACAGGAGACGACAGAAGCACCTGTAGAACAGCCTCAAGGTGAAGAACCTTACCAGGCTAAGAATGATGATAAGAGATTTGAATACTGGCAATCTCAAGCTGACAAAGCTAACGCACAGTTAGCACAGCAGCGACAGCAGATTGAACAGATGCAATCTCAGATGAATCAGCCACAGGTTCCCCAACAGGCAGCAGAGCCTGCGGAAGAATTTCCTCCACCTCCTGAAAAACCAAAGAGACCATCTCGATTTAGTAGGAGCGAAGCCTACGAAGACCCAGATAGCCCAAGTGCGAGATACTTGGATGAACTGGAAGAGTGGAGAGACAGCAAGGATGAATATAATCAGCTTAGAAGTCAATATGACAATGCTATTATGCAAGAAAAGTTTGATACCATGCAACAAGAGCGAGTAAGAGAAGCTCAGAGGCAACAAGCTATTCAACAGCAGAATCAGCAGATGAATGACATTCGAGAGCTCGTGACAGGCCATCATGGCCTTACCCAGGAGCAGGCTAATGATTTCATCAATAAGATGTCTGACCCTAATTCAGTTTCAATTGACAATTTGGTTAAGTTATACTTGATGGAGCAAGGCCAGGGAAACCCCCAGACAGGTACTACTCCACAACCAAGTGAGACCTTTCAGCAGACTCAAAGAGCACAGCAGGTACCCAGTCCAATGGGCACTATGCCATCCTCTGGGAATCAGCCGACTGTCTCAGACGAAGACCAATTGATGGATTCTATGATAGGAGAATGGAAATCTAAGAATCCTTGGTAATGGGGAATTAACTGTCCTACTCGAAGGTTATCGTTAACAGCTGAGAGAGGATAAATAAAAAGAGAACAAATGGCAAACGTATTTAGTAATAATCAATACAATACAGCCACTGGTGTTTCTATAGATGATACACGGAGACAATTTAATTTTGGGGATAGGGTTGCAGAACTCGCTCCTCAGCAGTCTCCTTTCTTTGTTTACCTATCAAAAGTAGCAAAGAAAGCGACTAATGACCCCGTGTTTAAGTTCTTAGAGCAGAGACATCAATGGCAAAGACGTAATTTCGAAATATATTCTGGTAGTGGAGACACGCTAGCAGATGGAGGCGCAATAACTGCTAATGGTAGTGCTACATTGGCTGCGGGCGAGGATTTAATCCTTACTTGTAAATATGACAGATTTGGCAAAATAGGAGCTGGTAATGCAGAAGGTTTCCAGTGTGACTTCATAGTCCCTGGCTCAGTTATAGCCCTAAAAGCTGATGATGGAAATGTTTACAGGTTCAGAGTTGACCCAGATACTACAATGACTGTAAGTGCTGATACTTTCAGTCAGACTAGTACCAATAAAGAGATGCATCATGAGACTGATGAGGGCAAAACAACAATTGTTGCTGAAGCATTAATTTGTCTCCAGGATATTCCTCAGGATACAGTAGTATCAGCTGGTGCTAAGGGCCAAGTAATTGGTTCAGCATGGGCAGAGGGTTCTACAGCTCCTGAAGGATGGGAAGATAAGCTATTCGATAGAGAAGGATATTGTCAGATTTTTAAAACTGGCATGAATCTTTTCTCTGGCACTTCAATGGCTACAGAGTATCGTGGCGTTAAGAACGAATGGCAGAGAATCTGGACTGACAAACTAATGGAACATAAAATGGACATTGAGCATGCTATGCTTTTTGGACATGGTTCAACACTTCCTGCTACTCAGGAAACATCTGGAACAGGTGCCCCTGCGAGATTGACTTGGGGTATAGTTCCTTATACTAATGCTAATGGTAAGGTATATAATATGTCTTATGCTTCCTCTGGATACGACGCTTTCTTAGATGCAATGGAAGATTTCTTTGCACCTGAAAGTGGAAATTCTGGGAACAAATTAGTACTTGCTTCAAGGAAAGTAATCACATACCTAAATAAACTAGGTAACGGTTCTTTCATGAATAACAGTGTTGGTTCTTCACAATACAGACTAGACGTAAGTAATGTCCCTGGCTCATTTGGTCATACAGTAACAGTTGTAAATACCATATTTGGTAATCTACACTTTGTTGCAGACCCTCTACTTAGAGGACCATGGGAAGATTATTGTGTAGCTGTTGATATGAAGAACGTAGCATATCGTCCACTAGCGGGTAATGGTATTAGTCGAGATACCTTCATAGAAACTAATGTTCAGTCTCCTGGTACTGATGGTCGTCAAGACCAAATCATTACTGAGGCAGGTCTTGAAATTAGTCTCCCTGAAACCCACGCAATTCTTAAGTTTTCTTAAGGGGAGGTAGATTATGGCTTGGACAGAAAGTTCAGTTAATGGTTATACAGTTCTCGAAGAAACTGGATTAACTATTAGTGATAATGAAGGTGGAGATACAGAATATGTTACTGTTTCATCTGTTATAGACACTGGCTTGTATCCAGGATGGGAAGGTGCTAAATTCCCAGTAATGGTTGAAGTGACTACAGCAGGTGGCGGAGCTGGTGTGATGGATGCATTTTTGCAAACATCTACTCAAAGCTTAGCTACAGGTGATACTTTTGGTGGCAGTTCTGTTACTCCTTTATGGGCAGATGCTACAAGTGCGCAAGATTTAACTGCAACTTGCTTAGTAAATGCTACTACTAAAAATACTGGGCAAATAGATGCTTCTAGTGTTAAAGCTCCTTATGCGAGAATCGCATTAAAGGTTGCTAGCACAACAGATATAGCAAATAGTAATGGTAGATGTACTATTACAGTTGCTATACCTGGAGCTAAAGCAACTAAACTTGCAGCAGTGGCTGGTATTGGGGCTGACCCATCGTAGTAAATAATCGTAAGGGGCTCTGCTTGCAGGGCCTCTTACTTAACTTTAAAATTTAGGAGAAGGAATGGCAAGATATGTAAATACTGCAACATCGTTTGAAGATGATGTAACGGTACAAGGTAAATTGTCGAGCAAAGGAGCTTTACATACTAATGATAATTTAACAGTTACTGGCAATGCTGAGGTTACTGGTAATCTTACTGCAAGTAAACAATTAATATTATCTAGTGAAACAGTAGCAGCTGGTAATGGGGGTAGTTCGCCTACGGCATTAAGTCTAAATACGATAATTTCTTTTGTAACGACTGCTACTAGCTCAAGCCATGTATCATTAGCAGATGGAGTTGTTGGGCAAGTAAAAAAGATTATACATAAAACAAGAGCTAATTCTACAGATTTGGTAATTACGCCTGCAAATTTTACTAATACAGCAATGACATGTGATAGTGCTGGAGGAGTGGTAGAATTAATTTTTGATGGTACAAATTGGGTTGTTCTTGGCAATACCGATGGAATAGAAATAGCAATAAGCTAATAAATTATAAGGAGAAGAAATGGCAGCAGCTTTATTAGGAAGCCCTTGGGAGAGATATGCTGATTTATCCCCAGCTGACGCTGATGCATTAGCAGACCCTGCTAGTGCATATGCTAAGGTAGGGCCTGAGATTAGGTATTCAGCGACAAGTGGTGGCACACAAGGCACCATGGGATATTTTTGTTACTTTAATATGGATGGCGGTACACATGCAGATTACACTCATCATTTTGACTTTCCAATTAATGGAGATTTTACAATAGTATGTAATGCATTAGCTGGTGACTTACCTTCTAATACAACTATGGATTTAAGTGTTCAAGGTTCTATGGTAGGAACAGATGGGACATGGGTTGATTTACATACAGATATAATGGATGGAGTTACTATTTGTGATAGTGGTACTGGAGCAGCAGTAGCTAAAGTTTATGATTATGATGCAAAAGGAAGAATGCCATTCATGAGACTTGAACTAACTGCAGCGAGTAATGCATCTAACGAAACTATTCTATTAGCGGTAATACCTCACTAATGGCAACAGGGTATTCCGATGGTTCAAATGTAGGTAAATGGAAAAACTATGTATTAAAACCTATAGAACTTTCTCCACAAGTAATTTTAGCAGGTGGTTGGGATGCAAGTGCTGTACCTCCTGATACATTTCAAGTTAGAGTAACAAATGACTCGAAAGTTGGTGTTAAATATTTTATTGATACTGCCAATGCATTAGGGCAAGATACGTATAAATGGACGAAGTATGAAGCTGATGGTGTATCAACAAACACATATTGGGCTTCAGGAACTACAGAATTTAAGGTACCAACATGGACAGATACTTCTTCAGGTGGCTCTTTAGGAGCCTTAATAGACGAATGGATTTCTTTAGATGATGGTGTTGAGATAAAATGGAATGATTTAACTGCTTGGACTGGTGCTGAAATTATCCTCTTTACTACACCCGATGAACAAACTTATAGACAGAATAGAATTTATATAGATGGATATGCAACTACATTAGACTTTCCTACAGGTAGTGGTAATTTTGGAAGCTATACAGATTCAATTGCGCTTCATGGAAGCAACTATCAAGTAGTGTGGAATTATAATGGTACTTACGTAGGAGAGACTACAGGTTCTGGTATTTTAGGTAATGTAAGAGGTACGCTAGGTCTTTATGGTAGTACAGACAATAGTAATTTTCAAAAAATATATGACCCAATGTATGATGTACAATTAGCAACTACAGCAAATGATATATACACAAGTATATTTGATAAAGAAGAAGTAACTGCTTATTCATCAGCTGGGCTAAATAATTATAAATTAAGAACAGAATATGTAAACGGCTCTTTCGATGAGAGAACACTGCCACAATATGTATATTATAATGTGGCATTAATTAAGAATTATTAAAAGGAGAAAAAATGGCAAAATCAAAAATAAAACACATAAATCTATGGGGAAGTAGCTCTGCAGCACCAGCTGCTCCTTCAAGAGCAGCTAAGAAGTCAAAGGCTAGAAAAAGAAGAGCTCCAAGAGGTGGAAGCGGAACTAAAGTTGCTGGTGGCACAAGGTCACGTAGATAATGGCAAAAAAAGTAAAAATAGTGTATTCTTCTAGTATTGGGAATCCATATCATGGTGTTAAACCTGATACTAGAAGAAAGCACAATCAGAGTAAGAAAGGTAAGAAGAAGTGAGTAATACAATAGCTGACAATTGGGGTAAAGTTGGGGCTTCTAGTGGTGGTTTAGTATATACCTGTACTATGAAATGGAATCAGCCTGCAGATGATAATAATCATGATGAAATATGTTCCCCTTACTTCAATTGGAAGGTTGACTCTGACTTCACAATCTTTGTAAATTATAACGTCGTAGATACAAGTACTTCAGCGACTGTTGATTTACATATTTATGGCTCAATGAATGGATACAATAAGGTAGATATGGTTACAGCAACAACAATAAGTAATGCAGATTTTGATGGGAAGATGTATAAATATTTATATGATACCTCTACTAATGGCATAGCTCCACTAATGTATGTAGCATTAGACCCATCTGCAGACCTAGGTGCTGTTGATATAAAAGTTGCTGTTTATCCTAATATCAGGAGGGCAGATTAGTGGCTATAAGTACTTTCAATCAATATATACAATTATATGCAGGCGACTTCACAACTAATGATTGGAGTGATGAAACTCTAGAAACTAAAACAGATACATGGATGCAGGATGGTATAAAATACGTAGTCAATAGAGTAAAACAAGCGAATCCTCATTTATTACATAAGTTTGCAAAAGATTGGAATGGAGGGACACCTGAATCTACTGGTGATGGAGGAGAGAAATATGATATATTTAACTCATCTGACGTTGGAGAATTACTACATGCATACAAACAATCTAGTTCTAAGAAATATGTAGCAAAACGTACTGATTCATCTATTGCAGCTTATCTAGGTAATACATATAGTATGTATTATGCAACAACAGAGAGTCCTGCTTATTTCATATCTGGAGGAGAGGTGTTTGTTTATCCTTCAGGGGGTACTACAGGATTTATCCAAATTTCTTATGATACCTCAGTAGATTGCTCTACTACTGATATGGAATTAACTAACTTCCCTGATGAGTATAACGTATTACCTGTTTTGTATACAGCAGAAAAAGTTTTAGAATATAAATTAGGGATGTTAAGAAAAAGACTACCTAAAATTCCAGAATACGATGGATATGCAGATGATAATACTGGAACTGAAGCTGCTCCTACTTCTGCTACTGAAGCTGAAGGTTGGGATGTTGTAAGATATTTTATAGAATCAGAAGAGGATAGTGAATTAGCAGGTTCAAAAATTCAAGAACTATCTGGAGAACAACAACAAATTATAGCTGATTATAATTGGATACAAGGCCAATTACAAGGCGTAAAAGAAGAATTTGAACAACAATTTACCTCATTCTTCGGGGTAGTAGGAGGATAGAAAGTGAGTGATGCTTTAACAGGATTAAATATATCGGAAAGTTATAAAAGATTATTGCAAATACCATTAAATACTGGTGTTGATGATACAGAGAGAGTTGTTAGGGACGGAGAGGGAATAGCGACAGCAATGAAGATTAGTACTGACTCATTGCAGGTTAAAAATGCTACATCTACAGATGTTCTTAACACATTCTTAGTCACTGATAAGGATGATAATTCAATTCTTTCTGTTGATGGTGTTAATAATAGAGTTGGTATAGGTACTTTATCCCCAGAATACGACCTTGATATGAATAAGAGTGCAGATAATATGGTATTATCTATTAAATCTTGGAGCACAACAGCTACTCATTCTGGGCACTTATCTTTTAGGAAATCAAATAATAATACTATTGGTACAGAAACATTATTGCAAGATGATGCTGAAATAGGACTTATTAATTTTATAGGAGCCAAGGGGACAAATGCCTGGCATACTGGAGCTACAATATTATCTAAAGCATCTAATACATGGACCACTGATAATGATTGCCCTACAGTTTTAGAATTTAGAACTACTAGAGATAATACAGCTACTTTGTCAAGTATAGCAGATATGATTATATCTAATACTGCCGTTGGGGCAACTATCGGTATAGGAATTGCTGAGCCCGCAAGGAATCTTCATATACAAGGTACAGGAGAAACAGAAATAAAAGTGGACGCTGCAGACGGAACGTACGATTCTATCTTATCACTTGATTCGGGTGACAGTTCATCGACAAGTAGAGTTAAATTTCAATATGGTGGAACCACTCAGGGTTCAATAATTTATGACCATGATGGTACTGGTGCTAATGAAGTAATGAGATTAATTGTTAATAACGCAGATATTGTATATCTTAAAGATGGAAAGGCTGGTATAGGTGTTACTCCAAATCAAAAATTTACAGTAGAAGGTACCATGAGTTTGAAGGAACAAGAAGAAGATGGGGCGGATACTGCTGGTTATAGTCAAATATGGGTAAAGAATACAGGAGATGGAATATTAATGTTTACTGATGATAATGGGACTCAATATACAGTTGATGTCACTGCAGTTCCATAATGAGCAAGACTAAAAAATATGAAGAAATAGCTAATAAGCCCAAAAAGCCCGATTTAAGCGAGGTTTTATCTAATCTAAGGGTAAACCATGAGGAGTACACAAAAAAGGCCCAATTCTATAGTAATATGGCTTTAAAAGCACAAGGCGCTATAGAAGTACTGGAACAAATTACCAAGGAAGAAGAATAATATGGTTCAATTAGAGTTAATGGAAATAGTAAAAGAGCATAATCCTCAGATGGGTGATACTCAAATAAGAAAGCTTTTAAATAGAGCTTCTGATGACTATTGTGCTAAAACAGAGTTGATAAAAAATACATATATACAAACTACTACTGCAGGACAAAGATATTATAAAATACATGATAATATCATTAAAATAGTAGAATTACACATTGATGATGTTATTATCCCTAGGATGGTAGGTAAGCCAGTAATAGATGATGACGAGATTGCTAGTACTAATTCTTTAGCTACTCCAACTACTACTAGCAATGAAAGATATTGGTATATTGACCATGATAGAATAGGCTTAGTAGAAAAATCAACTAGAGCAATTACTAGGGATGATAAGACAAGTGATTATCAGTCTATATCAGAAGCACTTGAGATGAGAGTATATGCAATATCAAAAGCTTCTCATTTAGAAGAAACTTCAGGTGATACAACTGCAAGTACTGCTATTTATGACTTCCCATCTCAATTTCATGAAAATTTAGCGTACAGAGTTATAGGGATGTCGTATTTATTACCTCATAATTTTAATCCAGATGCCTCAGCATTATTCATGAATATGTATGAAAAAGGCATAAAGGATGGACGAAAGTTTGCTAGGAATCAATATAGAACATCAGGTTTTATCTCTCCTCAGGATTTTTAATGTCTTGGACATTAGAATCAACAAATATAAATTCTTTTAGCGGAACTCCTACCAATTGGGGTACGACTGTAAAGCATTGGGAATCATATTCCAACATGCAAGAATCTACCGACCTTTCTGGATTTACAAAAGAAGATAGCGTTATTAATTTATTCGAGATGACTGCAAATATAGGGGGACATACATTCACAACTATGGTATCCCCAAGGTGGGGTTGGTTTCTACCTGTTTTCGAATTGACAAATTGGGAAGATATACAATTTACTTGGACTTCATTTTTAAATCAAGTAGAAGAATTAAACCTGGCGCCAATAACCCTAGAATCTACTTCACATACAGATTGGGATTTCGCAAATACTTATTGGGAAAATAATAATACTACTTGGGAATCCGATTTATTCACAGATGAGTCTAAAGGATTAAATCCTGTTCAATTTTATTTTAATCAGATACAAGAGTACTTTAATACTTTAGATAAATATTTTAGCAGTGAGGGTGGAGCATTTAATCAGGAATTAACCGCACATAATAAGGATGCTATATGGCATTTGTCATCTTTATTATTCAATAGTAATAGAGACTCATGGGATACATTTCATACTTGGGGAGCTGAACCTATCCTTCCTGGTACTCTAGGGAATGTTTTACTCTTAGAGACTGGTTTAATCTGGGAAGACACAGACGAAGTATGGAATGACGGTAAATCTTGGATTGCAGGAAATATATGGGGTTCATTCGAAAGCTATGTTGAAAGTAGTACTCTTAGTAGTTTTAATTTAGAGAGTAAAACTTTACTAAACTTTTCAACATATAGTTCAAATTGGGAGCAAGTTAATCTTATATGGGATGTAAATTCATCGGAGGTTGAGTAATGGCTACTTTATTAAGTGATAAGGTAATGAATATTTGGGGTAATTTAGTCTTTACTAAGGATGATGATAAACTATATCATACTCTAACTGGTGTTGATTCTGAGATAACTACTATAGCTAGTAATTTAACCTTAAGTGGTACAGTTACTATGTCTGATTCATCAGTAAAGCTAACTGATATGGATTCTGCTGCCTCTTCTGATACTTTAACTTATATAGTAAGAGATTTAACGGGTAAACTAGAAAGTATCACTCCTGCTGATTTTTGTATAAATGCAAAGGCAAGTGGTTGGCATGGTCATAGCACTATAATGAAAGTATTACCAACAGAGTTTATGTCAGATAGTGGTGAAACTAAAATTGAATTAACAGGTGGATATATAGGAGTTAAATCTGGTAGCTTAACTGGTAAATTATTCGCCACTAAAGCTATACCAATTGGGTATAAAGCTACTCATGTGCAAGTACATGCGGCAACTAGTACTTTATCGGCTTTAGATATATATTCCTTAGCTTATACTACTGGTAGGAAATCTGATATATCTACTGGTCAACACTTTAATGCAGAAGTTGATATAACAGATGAAGTTTCTTCTGATACAAATGCTATTGCAATGAGGTTAAATTCTGGTACTGTTTTAATATATGGGGCAACAATTACTTTAGCGAGGGTATAATGCAAGATACGTTAAGAACAACAATAATGGGTATGGGAGGCTTCTGGGTAAGCTTAATGAATTGGCTTCCACAAATAGTAAGTCTTGGAGTTGGTATACTAACTATAGTATATTTAATAGTGAAAATACGTAATGAAATAAGGAGATTAGATTAAATGGGACTAGTAAAAAACCTTGTAGAAAAAGGAATGGATAATTGGGATGAGAAGAAGGAAGACATTATCAATGATATGTTTGACGATGAATCTAAAGAGAAGATGGTTAATGCTCTCAATGACGCTATAGATGTTCCTTTTATAAGCGAGAAAACAGAAGGTAAGGTGATAGCTTCTATGATAAATGTTATAGAAGATGTTGTTAAAGCGGTATTACTAAAGAAGCTTTAAGAGCAGAAGACGATTTGTTAATCGTAGCAGAGGACCTCATGGATTGTGAAGGAGATACTATCCTTGAGCGTATAGGTATTTATGGGACAAAAACATATACCCATAAACCTGATAAATGTCCTCACTGTGGTGACGAAGATATGATAGGTATAGAAGTACTAGGCACCTTACAAAAACCTCTTTTATGGCAGTGTACAGAATGCTCAGAGAGGTATCTTCGCCTTGGTAGTAGTACTACTGAGAAGTTACTTCGTATCGTACGGGATACATATACAAATCCCCAGGATTGGGGAGAGGTGCCTAGGCAAGAATTTAATTAGGAGAGCCTATGGCTAAAGATGTAGGGGTCGTGAAGCGTGTTGTTGTCACTCCAGATAAACATGCTCCGATTCATGATAGGGCTGCAATAAACGTAGTAAAGAAGTCTATAGAAATAGTTAAGCCCGATGTTTACGTAGACTTAGGGGACCTGGGAGAGTGGGGTTCAGTATCTCACTGGCAATGGAAGAGGAAGAAAAAGCCACCCGTAGAGTATATAATCCCAGAGATAGAGAAAGACATCATAGGAGTAAACGAACTTCTAGATGAGATTGATGAGTCGCTTGATAAGGCGAACACGAAAAAGAAGTATATATGTGCTGGAAACCATGACGAATGGTGTGATATGTTCGTTCAGCAGTATCCATATCTAAAGCAGTATAAGTTTAAAACTGCTTGTAGGTTTGATGAGCGAAAGTATACATACTATAAAGCTGGTAAGTACTTAAAGATTGGTAAGTTGTATTTTTATCATGGTCATCACTTTGGTGGTCAATATCATGCAGCTAACCATCTTAGAAAGCTAGGATGCAATATAATGTATGGGCATCATCATAGTTTACAGCAAGACAGCGTGACATATATGGATGGACCTAAAGCAGCATGGAGTTTAGGGTGCTTGAAAGATATGTCTGATGAGAAGAATGCTTGGCTTGGAGGAAGGCAGCATAAATGGGCTCACGCTTTCGCTGTGGTAGATTATTATAAAGGTGGACGGTTTACTGTTCACATTGTTCAAATCGTAGATGGAAAGGCATCGTTATGGGGCGAATTGATAGACGGAAACAACTGAAAGGTGTCTCGAAAACGCCATACCCACGATTTAGCAAACCACAAGCATTGTGCCAAACCTTCAGGTTCTACAGTGAAAAAGGAAAGTAATGGAACAACAAATAGAACAAGGCGTAACAGAGTTCCTCGGGAAATGGGGTTGGCTACTCGTGTCGGGCGTATGCTTTCTTCTGTTCAAAAGCTCGGTGGAGGGTTTAGTAGAGAGTATCAAAGTGTTCGCAGGGGACGACTTAAACACAGACGATGTTGTCATACTGGACGGAAGACCTGCAAGGGTTGTTAGAGTTGGACTATGGAAGACTATATTCTTTGTCTATGATGTTGGAACTGCAGATGGTAAACCATTTGTCAAATCGGGGAATAAAATGCAAATACAGAACGACCAATTGAAAGTACATTCGATAGAGAAACCTCTACAGATGCTTGATTTATCCCAATGGGAGAATAGGGATGGCTAAGGAAAAATTTGAAATAACTCATTTCGGAGGTATTGATAGGTCTGTATCGCAAGAAGATACTGAAATAACATCATCTATTAATTCTTTAAATATAGATACTCAAAAGTCAGGTGGTAGAATTAAGACCATTAGAGGTGATGAAGTTTTACACAGAGATGGGTTTAAACCTGAACAGGAAAATAGCGATAGTGATATAGTATTTAACAATGATTTAGCTGCTTTAAATATGGCTACTTTAGACAATGAAGGAAAGGTTGATTTAGTTATAGCAAACGGGAAACAAGGAATCCCTATGGAAGTTATAGCTTTTAAAGATATTTACAGTGAATATGTTACAGATGTTTCATTAGCTGATACAGATGTTGTAATCCCTGAAGATAGTTCATATTCTACAGATACTCCTGCGATTCTTGAATCTCAGATAAATAGTACCTCTGGTATAGCATCTATTGAAAAATGGAATAATAGTTTGCATATTGGCACTGGAGGGGGATGGGAAGATGTTCCTAAATGGGTTGGAAGACCAAAGGGTGGTTTTTTATCTAATAGTGATACGGAATATGAAGAATTAGCATGTAAAGATGCATATCAAGTACAACATTTTGGTTCAAGGTTTACCAAGGTTGTAACTGATTGCTATTCTACTCTTGGATTTAGAACATCACAACATGACGACGATTCTAATAACGAGCATTGGAGTAAAGAACTTAGATGTGGTAAATATGCATATTGTTATAATTATGAGGGTAGTTTTATATATAAATATGATTTAGACCCTGATACAGATGGTAATATAGGTAAAGCTACATTAGTCCAACAGTCCCCTCGTTTTGATAGAATTGTAGCTTTAACATATGACCCTAATGGACATTTAGCAAATCAGTCGTTATCTCCAGAGGCTAATGAGTCGGTAATCAGAGAAACTGATGGTGTTGTAATAATTGTAGATTCAGGCGATTCTGATATAGATAATTTTGGTGGTACTTTAATATTAATGAGAGCTTCTGATTTAAAGGTTATTGCTACTTATCCTATAAAATATCCTGATACTAGTGATGATTTAACATGGGATTCAATACATGGCATGAATAGATATCAACTTGGAATAGACTATGAATCTGATTATTCTCAGTGGTATAAGGGGTGCAGGGGAGATGGTATAGGTGATATAGCCATTACTAATGCTATGGAGCACTTGCAAACAAATGATGAGACATATCCAGCTAGAACTTTATGGATAAGTATTTCTGGAAATCATAGAATAGGTCAATCTAGTATAAAAAATGTTGGAACAGATGCATCTCTATGGGGGAATTTACATAATGAAGGTAGAGATTCTTGGAGAATGTTGTGGAGTTTTAATGGCTTTGAAGATGGGTGGCCTACTCCTCTCACCCCAATAGAATTTGTAAACGCATCACCTCCTTGCACAGCTGAAGGTGGTGGTCCTGGGAGTTATTTAGTAGGTCTAAGTTATGATGATAAATATGATTATTACCATGGTAACAGTAGTTTTTCTACATCTGGATTTTATATGGTTCCAAAGAATGCATTAGCTGTTTCCAAGCCAGATACTGACAATAAAGAATGGATTACTTTAACATGCACTATGGGCAGGAGCAAGATGGACAGTCCTTGGTTAGTCCCTCAGAGGCAGACTGATTTTGGAGGCCTGCTCGATGGTGAATTAAATCCCGTAGCAAGCGGATATCCGTGGCCATGGGGTTCACCCCAACCTGATATTCCACTTATTTCAGATGAAAGCAACGATAGTCAATTTGGAGGCGAAGACTGGACGCATGGAGCTCCTGGTCGACCTGAATACAGCCAAGGGCCATACCCTATGATAATATCTACTGTTCGTGATACATCCGATGAAGATGGACATTATTTAAGAGGTATTAGAATAGCAGTTTTATCTATACATCATCACAGAGATATTACCCGAAATAACTCAGCAGGAAGTGAATCTCCAAAGATATTGTATGGATTAGGTGCTAATGGAACTAATGGACTAGTAAACGCCAGTGACTGGACAACTGCTGCTGTTAATAATAGTTATGCTACTATGTCAAATTCTGCGACTACTTTTAGAACTTATCTGGATGGTGATAGTGGTCTTGCCACTACTAGTATATCTCCTGATGCGGCGAGTGTACCAGCAGCTGATGCTGGTTTAAGGTCAACTTGTGCAATACAGACGTTAGTTCAAAGTGATATAACTAGTTTACATTTAATGGGAAATTCTGAAGACGACGATTTAAAAAATGATGACCTTTTAGCCGCAGATACAGCTGCTCATTTTAAAATGCTTCCTGGTATGAATACTCCTGAAGAAACTTTGAATCCTATTATAGGAGTGTGTAATTTTAAGACACTTCAAGGGGTTCATGATTTAAATAGAAGATATGTTATATTAAAGGCAAAGGATGGTACCACTAATTCGTCTCCAATTAATTCTGCTTATGTAGCAGTTTTTGACTCTAGGAGTCCATTGGATTCCAGTATAGCTGATGTTGCTCATAGTAGTGGGACAACATTAGATAAAGATTTAATTGAATTGCGCTTTGATAGAAGTCAATATACTGGAGCAAATTCTCTTAAAGGTGGATGGTATAATTCTAGTTTTGCTCCAGTAAGAACATATGATGGAGCTGTTGAAAGAAGTTATCCTAGTTATAATAATGATGGAGATATAACTATTTCATATAACGAAATGGCATTAGAAACTGATTCATTTTACAAATTAGCTCAATTAATCTTATGGAGTCCTTCAATTTCAAATCTTACGAGTGGTTATACAAGTATATATGGTGCAACTAACCCAAATACTGACAATGGATTAGGAGTCGATAACTTAGAGCAAGAAGATATTAATACTACTACTGGATTAAATTATAGACAGATGTATAGACATGAATCTATTGTAAACGATTATGATTCTGTTATGATAAATGTGGTTAATGGTGATAGTGGTAATAATTTTACGAGTGGAAAAAAGTATAAATATCAAATATCATATACAATGGATGGATTTCAGGAAACTGCACTTCAAGAGGGTTTTATATCAGATACTACAACTGACGTAGATTCTAAAGAGATAACATTAAAAATACGTTGTTTCGATAATACTATGCGCATGGCTAATCCTAGATATACACATATAAATATCTATAGAACTACATTTAGTGCTACGATGAAGCAAGAATCTGAAGCAGAATTAGTAAAATCATTGGAATTATCAGAAGAATACTTTCCTGGAGAATTTGAGGATATAGGTACCAATAGGTTGTTCTTTAGAGTAAAGACAATATCTGATAAGAGAAATATAGGAGCTTCTTACGCTGCTATAAATGGAGTTCCAGAAACTTTAAAAAACTTAGGATTACACTATGCCTTAAATACTACAATAGGTTCATATCACTTTGTTGCTAGGTGCTATATCCCAGAAACTGGCGAAACAGTTGAGCATGGTTTATTTAGGTCTCAACCAGCGAAGTTTGATACATTTGATTGGAGTAATGATTATATATTATTGCCTGAAATACCTAATGCAATAAAGGGATTTAGAGGTAGATTATATGCATTCTCAGATTCTACTATGTATGTAATATCTCCAAGTACTTTGGAAATATTAGATACTTATGAGGGTATAGGTTGCTGGGGACCAAATGCTATCACAATATCTGATGAATACGGAATGTTATTTGCTAATAAACAAAGTATTTATCTACATAATGGAAGTAGTGTTAAAAATATTGGAGTGGAAATATCAAATGCGAGTAAGGTTCCTCAAGCTTTTGAAAGTTCAGCTGATAGGTATATTGGATGGGAGCATATGTTTTCATCGTCTGCGCTACTTGCTGCCGCTGAACATGGTGATGGTATTAATCCAGATGCGTCTTTTGGAAATAGATTAAGTGAAAGATTTAAATTCCTAAGATTACATTATTTACAACATAAGGATGTTTTTATAATGAATATGTATCATCCTGGTCCAAATAATATGCATGGTGCTGGTCAACATGATTGGTTGGTCGACCCTGGGCAGATAGCAGAAGAACCTGAAGAATCAGATACCAGAAGTCTTCCTGACCCAACTCCTTATTGCTTTGCGTATTCTCCAAAACAAAATCGATGGGAGAAATGGTGGAATAGTGGAATGAGAGCAGGATGTCCTGGTAAAAGAAGTGATTTTCTTTTTCAAAGCACACAAATGAAAACTCAGGCGATGGATTTCACTGATTTTTGGTATAATTTTTATTATCCTAAGACTTCAATAAAAAGATATTTGAGTGCAGATAAAAATCCGGTATCGCATTACCGTGTTGGCTATTGGACAAGTGGATTCCTTACATTAGGTTCTTCTACTCAATACAAAGTATTGTCTAAACTTAGAATTACATCTAATAATTTACAGATTTTTGGTGCAAATCTTATAAATGTTCGATTAAAAACTGAAGAAAGCGGTGATGTGGATTTAGTAAAGATAGAAGAAGAAAGTACACCCACAATGGATGTTTATAGGATTGGGGGCCCTTCTAAAGTAAAATGTCGCTGGGTAATGGTTGAATTGATAGGAATATCACCTGGATATGAATCCTTAAGTATAACTTTTAAGCGAAAGAGAATGAACTAATGAAAAAGCGAATAGCCCCTATAATACAAGATGATTCAATGAATAGAGTAATACTTGATATTTATGAGATATTAAATGAGTTAATAGATAATGCAGATACATCTAAAAATACAATTTCCAGTAAGGGTAGGGAAGGTTATATTAATATAGTACAAAGAGAGGGTGTCCATACTATAGAGTTTAAAACTTCTGGTGGATGGTATTCTGTTGCACTTGATGTACAAAAGAAAGCAATAACTATTCCTGTTTTTAATAACGATGGTGAATATATTGAACCAAATACTCAGATAATAGTTAAAGATGTAAAATTAGTTCCATCAAATAGACCTTTCATCAAACAAGCAGGAAAAACAAATTAATGTTTGATATCTGTTTATTTCCTTCTTATATTAACGTGATGGATTATACTATAAAATCTAATTTAGGAGATTTGAATGTCTAACTACAATTTAGAAGAATGGAGAAGGAATAGGCCTCCTCAGCCAAATGAAATGTCTCCTATAAGAGAAGCTATGTATAGAGCTCAGAGGGCTAATAAGCCTATATTAAACCAAGCTGGAACTTTTATGCACGGGGGTGGTACTTTTGATGAGTTTGACTATGAAGTTCCAGGAGAGGTTGATTTTGATACTCAATTAAGTAGAGGTGATTTTATGGAATCTGATACTGGATGGGGGCCATTAAATCAAGCTGCACAAGGCAGATTTGGCGATTCTATGATGAGGAATGTTGGAGGCAGAGAAGCTCATGTTAACCCTCAAGAAGCTAAAATAATAGATACTTACGGCAAGGAGGGAGAAGAGGTAGTTAAATCTCAAGGTGCCGGTACTATTAACCCCAAAACTGGGAAAAAGGAATACTGGATTCCATTAGCTTTAGGATTAGCGGGATTAGGTGTACAGGCATACGGAGCTTATAGGGCTAACCAAGCAGCACAACAAGGTTATGATGATGCTTTAGGATATCAACAAGAAGCATTAGCAGGTTTTGGTAAGCAGAAACAAATGGGTAGAGATTTTATGGACCCAAATAGTGCACAGAATCAAATGTATTTACAAAATATAGAACGACAAGGCCTGAACCAAGTTGCTCTTCAAAATCAATTAGCAAATAGAAATGCTGCTGCTTATGGTGGTGGCTTCAGTGGTGCTCAAGCTCAGCAAGCTCGGCAGGCAAGTTTACAGGCAGGATTACAAGGTAGACAGCAATGGCTTGGCATGATGGGACAACAACAACAAACTGGAGTAAATTTATTACAGGATGCATGGAAGCAACAGACAGGCATACACAGTAACATGGCTGAATTAGCTATGGCAAGAGGTGCAGGTGAATCTGGAGCATGGACTTCTGGAGTCTCTGGTTTTGGTCAAGGATTGTCAACGATTGGAGCAGGTTGGGATGGAAGTGGTACAGGTACTACAAGTTATAATCCATGGGGAGACTAAGGAGACTAAATGGCTAGAGGACTAGATTTAACTGGATATTATACAGCGATGGAAAATCGCAATAAGGCTTTAGAAGAAACTGGTGCAAATATAGGATATGCATTAGGTACAGGACTTCAGGCTGTAAGAGATAAAAGAAAAGAACGACATGCTCAAGGTAAAAACGCAGGTTTGCTTGGACTCGGTCTTCCTTCTTTCTTCTTTGGACAAAGCCAAAAAAAGTTTGATGCTCCTATGAGCAGGGAAGATTATTCAATGAAATTTGGGACTCTAGATGAAGAAACTGGAAGCATTACTCCTAAAAAAGATGGTTATGAAGAATACTTAAAGGAAAATTACGGTGGTAATTGGCAGACTGACCCTGATACAGGTGAGACCTACAGAGAAGAAGGTGCTAAAGAGGGATTCTTTGGTACCTATGGATTGTTTGGTGATAAGAATCTAAAAGATGATAAACCAATGAGTTGGGGAGCATCAGAGGAAGAAAGGCGTGGCGGTAAAAAGGGTATGTTAGAATTTCTTCAGAAACCTATAACTGGAAGTGCCGTCGAAGATTTTGCTAAAGAAAAGGGTATGGATTTAGGTGATAGTCCAAATCTTCAGCATTGGCTTGGTTCATCAGTAGAGGGGCAGAAGTTGCTCAAGGAAGCAGGATTTAGCCCTACTCAAACTGCTTCAATATTAGCAGGAAAAGCTAATCTTACTCAGGGCGACCTATTAAAAATAAAGTCTGGCTTAGAAAGTCATATAAAATATGGCGAGGATGCTAAAAAGGTAGCTAAATTCAATCAAGACCGATTTGGACTTTCTGGACCGCATGATACTACTGATGATTTTAATGAAGAAGGAGTAGAGCTTGAAGAAGTAGGGAAGCAAGATGATTCAATGTTGGATAAAGCTATTCGTCAAAATCAAATAATTAAAGCAAGAGCAGAATTTGATAAAGCAGCTAGTGATACAAGTGGAGCTGAGTACGACCCTAGTACTGATTATGGAACAGGAGAGTCCGTTGCTCTAAGCCCTATACAAAAGGGGACACGTAAATTAGGAGGGTTACTAAGTAAGGTTGGAGGAAAAATCTCTGGTAAGGGCAATTTATCTATGCCTCAACAACAAGCTCTACGGATATCTGATAAGGCTGATGTTAATAGCCCAGATTATGTAAAGAATTTAAGTTTTGAACTATCAAAACAAAGTAAGCCTAATGCACTTAGGACTATACAGTTCCTTGCAGAAGAAGGACGACTAACAAATCAACAAATAGAGGAGCTTTCAGCAAAGTATCCAGAAGCTATGAACTTTTATATGCATACTGAACAGTCGGTAGATTATGGAAAATCTGCATTAGGGGAATATACTGATGAAGGAAAACCTATACAATACGCTACTCCTCCAGGTTATAAATATGGGGGTAGATAAATGTCTGCGATGATACAAATGCTTGAACAACAAAAAGCTCAGAGACAAGCAAGATTCTATGAAGATTATACCAACATGATGCTAAGGTCAACTGAAAATGTAGGAACCTTTGGGTGGGATGGAAGTGATTTATCCTTTAATAAGGGTTATGGTGTTGGAGAATTAAGCGCTGAATGGAATAGATTTTCTAAAGCTGCTCAATCAAGGGGTATTAGACCTAGTTATGCTCAGTTTCTCCAAATGCATAATACTGCAAAGAAAATGGAATTAGAAAATTTTGGTATTGAGTGGCAGAAAATGAGAAATAGAGGGGTTCCCGATTCTAAAATAAGAAAACTTGCTAGAAAAGATTCCTCATTTAATGCACAATTGCAATCATTAGGTACAAGCAAACTTCTAACCCCTGAACAACAGGGTGGATTTATGAGTTTTATAGCTGATGAAGGACCATCACAAATGGCAACTGATTGGTCAGAAGGGAATCTTCCTACGGATTTAATGGGCCCAGCAGCTGGTATAGGCACAGCAGCAATGTATTTTGGAAGACCCTTAGGCAATGTTGAAGAAGCGAGAGCTGGAGTCGCTGAAGCTTACGATACTTATGAAAATCTAGAGTCAGAAAGATTAAAGGGTCAAAAAGACGCTAATAAAGCTATAGCAGACCATAAAAAAATAAAAGCTAAGGCTGATAAGAAATTCAAAGAAGTATCAACAAAAAAATATAAAAAAGCCCCTAAAGGCAAGGGAAATGTGTTAGTTAAAACAGGTAGAAGAAAAGGGATGCTTAAAACATCATCTCCAATGTATAAAAAAGCCATGAATGCAGCAAATGAAGCATCTGAAAAAGCAGATGCTTTAGCGAAAGCTAAATTAAAGTTTAAAAATGTTAGTTCAGCTGACAAACTAGTTGAAGCTAGTAAATCATTGGATAAGGCTAAAAGAACTAGATATAGGACTTGGATGGACGCTCCTAAGGGTGGATGGAGAGCTGGTGCAGCTGTAGGAGCATCTGTTGGAGCTAGACTTGCAGGTGGAGCTATTGGCAAATATATGGGTGGAACTGATGGCGCTCAAGCTTTAGGTGCTGATATATCTGGCGTTGCTGCTGATATAGGTGTTGGTGGAAGTCAATTAGTTAGAGCTTTGAAAAGTCCTAGTGTACAAAAGGAGGCTTTAAAGATATCAGCTAGAGCTACAGGAGATAAGGTATTAAATAAACAAGCATCAAAGAGTTTGACTAAAGCAGTTTTAAAAGCCTTAGGTAAGGGTGCAACTAGACAGGTAGCTGGAAGCTCCATGCCTATGATAGGAAACTTAGTTATGGCAGCATTAACAATTAGAGATATAGCAGATATATATAGTTCTTACAAGGCCGGAGATTACGAAGGCGCATTTTAAATAAGGGGTCAAATGGGCCAAAAGATTGAATATGGGAAAGCGGGACTCATTACGTCCTCACACGACCCAACAAAATCATTATTAGGACATACCGAGGGTTCAGAAGGAAAACTCCTTGATTGGAGAGATACTACTTCTTATCCAGGACCTTATGATACGGGCCCAACTAACTTTGCTTATTTAATATCAACTCCTATCAAATATCCTCTTGCAGGACCTGATGATGACCCTTGGGTATGGCCCTTTAATGAATGGGTCAAAATGATGACTCCACGACAAATTCACATTACTGACTTCCATTTATATCATGGGCTAGATTATAATACTGGGGAAAGGATTATGGATACACATCCACTTGTCCCTGATAATCCATATATACATTTAAAGAATCCATGTTATTGGGTAGATAAGGAAGCGAGTCCAAATTATATAACAGCTAGGGCTTCTGAGACAAAATACTTATGGAAGATTATTGGTCCTGGTTGGGCAGCAAAAATACCAGGTGTAAAAGAAACTACAGAGGAACGCACCTTGGTCCATCCTGTCTGCAAGACAAATACTACTGCTGGAAGCGGTTCTGAATTTGGGACAAACCCTAAAATAATTAAAGTATTTAATACAATAGAAATGCGTGATGGAATGACAGTTACTGGTGACGGTATTCCTGCTAGCACTACTATAGCTGACGTATTAAGTTCTAGTTTAGTATTATTAAATAATGATGTAACTGCAACTTCCTCTGGATACATCCCTTTAACTTTTAAGTATCAACATTCTCATTTTGTTGGTGCAGAAGGTGCCGAAGGGCAGAAGTGGAGAGATTGGCAAACAGCAGATTGGGAGTCTAAGAATGTATGGTATGGCAATGCTGATTCAATAGATACAAGAGAATCTATGTTAGTTTTTATGACTGACGCTTTACATACTATAAAGACAAAGATTACATTAAAAAATCCTATTACATCTTCTACATGGGACAATCCATATTCTTGGGGCGGTACTGGCTCTCAGTGGGATGGATTCGAAGTTATTAGTCCTCCTAATTATTCAGAGGGCACAGATTTTGTTTCTTTAGCGATAGCAAATAATTATCCTGCTGGTGACTATGAGGTATATAATCATCAAGTTTGGGAAGGTAATGGTGACCCTGACTTGGCTCCAGGAGCATTGGGCATTTCAACAGGCATTTCTACACTTACGAACCCTTTTGGTGATAGGGGTGGTTGGGCATTATATAATTCATGGCAAATGTGTAAAAACCATATAATATATGAAGAAAATCTTCCAAATTTCCCAAATCATGATTATTATTCTTGGGAACAAGAAATGAATGACGGAGTTGTTCCAGAGGCAACTATAGCTCCATCTGGAGCTTGGAGTATCCAAAACAGGTTGCCATACTCACCGCATAGAGCATATATATATGGTGATTTAATTGATACTAGATTTGTTACAGCAAAAATAAGTTATGATGAAGACCCTGAGGAAGTTGGGAATAATATATCATGGGTAGCATGTACAGCTAATGGTACCATAGAAAGTAATCTTACTCATCCTAATTCTGTTTTTACAGGCTTACAGCAATATTCACCATCTCGTGCTGCTAGTTTGGTTAATGGTAATTGGGTTGGAAGCCTTGCAGAAGGTGGCCTTGAGTTGGGTAGAGGCTATTTTATAACAGCATCAGGTGATGTTGATGCATTAACTTATAGTGATGGCCATACAATATTCCCTGACTATATGATTGAACAAGGTTATGGTAATTATCCAGTACAAGTTTGGGGAGATTCTATATTATTAGACCCTGACACAGGTATATGGATAGGCCCTGATTTTACTATAAATACATTTGATTACGATTCAGGGCAAAGTGGGTGCCATGCATTAATGTGGTTTGGCGATATATGCGAACCACATCAAACACACGAATATCCTGTCGGACAAGGAGTAAAGTGGTATAATTTAGTAATACCTAATAATTCTGAGGGAGCTAATTGGTATCCACAACCTGGAGAAGGAAACGATAGTGGCGGTTCAGATAACCCCAATTTCGGTAAAAGCTATTGGACTGTTATTCATCCTACAGATTACAGTACTTTTCCATTTGGTGAAGTAGGTGGAGAGGGAAATCCATGGCATTATGCTGGTTTTATGCCATTGTCTAGTAAGAAATCTTTAATAACATTATCTAATATTTCTGGCTATAATCATAAAGAATTTGCGATACAAGATATCGAAGAATATCACTATGGAACCTTGAGACATACAGATACTAGTGGTTTTTATTGGATGGATGCACTCTTAAACCAGAGTATTGTAAAGCCATTACTAGGCAATAACAATGATTTGCAATATCATCAATATGAATCATTTTGGGCTAAATATTGGTACGACCCTATAAGGCAAGAGCAATTTGCTAGTATGGGAGGTAGAGTTGGTTGCCAACAATGGAATTGCTTTACTGTAGATGATTATGAATCTTATTTATCTCAAAATTCTCCTAATAATCTATGGAAAGAAGAGCAATTGCATGGAAGAGCTTCTGAAGAAAAGATTTTATGTAGTGGAGAAGATATAAAGTGGGATGTTAGAACAGCTCAGCATAATGATACTTATAATAATAGTTATTTTGACCCTAGATGGAACTCCTTCAGTCTACAAAATTGGAGTAGAGAATGTACTGGAGTACCCAGGTATCATGATGGTGGAACCCTTACTAGTGTGAAGGGCACATGGAATGAGCCTGGTAATCAAGGATTGGGCTCTCAATGGTTTGCAATGGAGACTACTCTTAGTAGTATCCCAGTTCATAGTAAGTATAATGCACAAGATATGACTAGGTATAATGGTACATCTCCTTGGGATAATTACATTGCTGGCAAAAGCCCTACTACTGGTAATGTTTGGAATAAATTTAAACATGGTGGTGCTTATGCTAAGCAATGGCCAGAAAGAGCTCCAGGGTTTGATAAATCAAATGTTGCTGATGGAAGTTACCATTTAACTGATGCAGCATCAAATACAGGCGATAGAATAAGTTGTTATAGTATGCCATTTACATGGCTATTTTGGAGTGGTACATCAAAGAGGTTCTTTAAGGTAAGACCAGTTATTGTACGATGGAAGTACTATGATGATTCATTTAATGCTTTACCCGTTCCTGAGTTATGTTTCTGGTATTATGCTGATAACCATAGAACATATATGAATGATTTGAAGGGTAGAACTATGGCATTGGGTACAAATACTGGAGATTATGCCCCTCAAGAATTTTTCTCTGATTCTGGATTCTATGATGGTAGTGATAATCTATCTGTTAATAATGGTTTGTCTCATGGCGTTGACCCTACTACAGGACTTGCAGCATCAGGCTTGAGCACTACCCCATATTTGCATGGAGGTTCGTTTATCGACTATACTCTACCTAGCCCTATCCTACATCCTATACCTGGCGGAACTGTATCAGGCAGTATGTATGAAGAAAACTCTACGAGTGGCAATGGGGGTGAATTTGAAAATCATTATACAATTAAAAATATAGAATCAGGTGAGCAAGCTGCACAGCTAAACTTTTGGTGTGGCAAATATAATAGACCTGGACACCCAAAGCATGGTACTATACAGCCAGTTAATGATAGAACTAGAGCTTATATGACTGCAACAGCTGGTGGCACTAGTTTTGAATACCAGTATGGACATAGACATTATATGATGATACAAAATGGAACTAGTATTACATTTAATACTAGTATGGAAAGCAGTGGTAGTGATAAATTTGAGAGAGATTATAATCTAGAATTAGAAAACGGGGAATAAATGACCTTATCATTTAATCTTCAGCAAGAACCAAAGATAGAAGTTCCTGAAGAACAGCAGTTCCAACTACAATATACAGCACAACAAACTAGAGATATCATAAAGGGATATGAGAGAAGTCCTGCTTCCTTTGATGAGGAATCAATAAGTAATATAGAGAAGCATGCTCAATACCACAATATTCCGTTCTATTCTGGAGAGTTTAGCCTTATAGATGCAGTTATGGACGTAGGAAAGGGCTTTGTAAGCGGTTTTACTACTTTAGAGATGTTTGACCACCCTGACAACGAATATGAGGCTATAGCACGTAATATAGGCCATTTGGCTGGTTTTGCTCCTGGAATAGCTGCAGCACCCTTTAAAGCCATGGGAGCTAAGACATTAGCTGCTACTGCGGCAGCATTAAATGATTACTCTATTCCAATGGCTGCAGCTAATTTTGCTACTAAGAATGTTAAAAAGCTTGTTAAACCTATATTAAACTCAGCATCTGGAAGCCAGTTCAAAGCTATGAATACTGCTACAGAGTTTATGCTAGGCAACCAAGCTAAGCATATAGCAGAAGGAGCGTTTCACTTAGGTACTGCTAGTGCTGTATCTAGCTGGCAACAAGGCGTAGACGTTATGATGGATTCATTCCTTCATGGTGGTATAGCTGGTGGTGTATTTAGAGGTCTTGGTAATTTGGTTAATTCTGGAGACCCTAAGGGTGATAAAATCATTAGACAAATATCTGGTTCCCTATTTATGGGACTCCCTGCACAGGAACGTGGTGCTACAACTCCAGAGGTTATATACGAATACTTATTAGGAGCTTATTTTGGAGGCAAGGAAGGTCCTTGGTACAAGGCTAAAGCATCTAAGGCTATAAAAGAATTAGAGAAGCAATCTCAAAAAGACCCTAAGCTAGATGTATTAAAAGACCCTACATTAATGAAGGGCTTTGAAGAAATGGCTCCAGAGGTTCAAAAAGAAGTAGTTAAGATGGCTGAAGAAATCTATGGGAACCTTGACGAAAGAAGTAGTATGGCTGGACATCTTCTGGAGATGCTTGGCATAGAAGATAAAGCTGACCCTAAAAATTATGAACTCATACGGGATGTTATCAAAGCTGCAGGTCCAGAAGGTAAAGAAGTTGCAGTAGAGGATGGAGTAGTTAGAGAAGAAAAAGTAGGCGATAAAACTGTAATGAGGTTTGTTAATCTAGAGGTTGAGAAAAGCCTAATCACAGATAAATTAGCCACTTTAGAAAAGCAGATGGAAACAGCTGATGCTGCCCAGAAAATAATACTACAAAGAGAAATCGATACATTAAATGCAGAATTAAGAAAGTCAGCTGACCTTGAAAAGCAAGTTAGAGATTTAGAAGCTGGAGAACTTATTAACTTTGACTCTGGAGAGATTCTAAATAGGATGGATATAGATATAGGAATGAAGGATGATGCTATACTAGAGTCCAAACCCTATTACTTTGTTAAGACTCATGTAAAATTACCTAAAGAAGTTCAAGGCAGAGAAGCTGAAATGGAAGTGGCTGCTAAAGTACAAAAACTAGTAAATGATTGGACTAAGCAGCAAATAACGGACGGAGCAAAGACTAAAAATAGAGGCGATGTTAGATTTGACACAGAAGAATTAGCTGCTACAATAGAGAAAGAGATTGGTTCTGGGATAGGAGAACAAGGTAGGGCCGACCTAAGAAGGTGGGCAACAGAACGAACATTTGGTGATAGGATAAACTATTTAACTACAGATGGGGATATGATTAGCTTGAAACCTTCTACTCATTCATTAGGCGGCAAACGAAAGGTAGATATAGTGCCCATATCTCCTATTGAGAAGGCTTTTTATATGGCAGGCGGTGAACCACCTAAGGAAGCGAGAACTCCTCTTATAATCCTTGATTCTATAACTGGAAAGAATGAAGCTGGTAAAACAATTGATTATAGTCTTTCTGATTATAGACAGAAATATAACAAAGAATATAAAAGTGTTCTATCCAATATTATAAGAAAGATGGCAAAGCGAGACTATTATCCATTCGCAGGTACTGGAGATAAGGATAGGATAATGTTCATGAAGATACATCCAGCTGTCAAAAATCCTAAATTACTAAGAAAAACAGCTTTATTGCGTGATGTTGATAATAAGTTTTTTAGAGATAAGTATTTTAAAAAGTCAGAAAAAGAGTTTATTAAGGCTCATCTTTTCAGAAAGAAGAAAGGGGATAAGTATAAGAGTTTAACTAGGAATGAATTGAAAAAGTTCCATAAAGATGCATTCGTATCTAATTTACTTTATGATTTAGATATTAATGGTCTTGCTCCTACAGTTAAAAACTTAAATCAATTACTAGGAAAAGGTTATATAAAGGATGGCACTGCATTAAATAAGAGAATGCAAATATGGATGACTAATGGGTATGAAGCAGACCCTGCAGTACTTGGAACAAACTCTTTAAACTATATATTAGTACCTACAGTCTCAGGTAAAAAGGCCCATAAAAAACTTTATGCAAATATAAAAAACAGCGAACTAGAACAGCATATGGATGGAGCTATTTTAGTTAGAGATGATTTGCTAGATAAGATGAATATAGATGCTGGAATGCCTGAATCAGGGCAGAATAAATCGTTTATTATATCTCCTCATTCTAAATATGGTGCATTACTAGGTAAATTCATGTTTCACGCTGTAGGGCCCGAAATGACCGCTCAAATGGCGAGAAATGGTATAGACATGATAATACCCGACTCAGCTGCAAAACAGGCAGGAACACGCAAATTTGGCGATTATAGCATACATGACCTAGATTTAAGCATGGAATTAGCACCTGGAACTCAAATATATACAATGAAGCCAGAACATATCAAATATTCGTATGGTGTTAAGCAGGGTGAGCACATGAATAGCCCCCAGCGTGTATTCAAGCAAATATGGACTTCTTTGACTTCTACTGCTTATTCTCCATTTAATCAAGAAGTTGTGAGTGATATGTTTAATTCTGTTATAGGAGATAGGTTTGCAGGTAAAAAGGAATGGAATGCAAAATTAGAGAAATATCTAGAGACTAGAGACCCAGCAAAGCTTGAAGAATTAGAGAAAAATATTGAGAATATAGGTGTTGAAGAATTGTTAAAGGCTGCACATAGTCAGAATGGTACTGCATTTGCAGATACTATCTATTCACATATGTTAAAGATGAATAAAAAGCTTATTAATGAGCTTGTAGCAGAGGGTGAAATATCTGAAACAGAAGGAGCAGAAGCCTTTAATAGAGTAGAAGAATTTGATACTGGTACTCAAAGGATTATGAAAGAGGCTCAAAAATGGGCACAAGAACAAAGAGGGCAGGGAAAGGATGTATCAGCCCTACCTGTTTATCTCCATAAGTATGTTAGAGCATACAGAATGGCAGTTATGCAAAACTTCCTTATATTTAATGTTACAAGGCCTAAAATAGGTAATTCTGCAGCAATGAGAATGAGACCTTATGATAAAATGCTACAAATTAAATTAGAAAAGTTAAATTCAAAGAAGGAAGAGGCTGAAGAATTATTCTATCTAGATGAAGATATTAACCCAATGCTTGAAACTCATATCCCAGAGTATGGAAAGATAAGATTGAAAGACCTGTGGAATGAGTATCAAAAGAGAACTGATGGAGGGAAGAAGGACTGGGTACATAAGGAAGATGTAGAAGAAATATTTAGAGCTGCAATGGTTCGTATACCAATGGATTCAGTTTCTGGTACAAGTGTCCTTAGATTTGGTGGATACACTGGTATAAAAGGACATGGTGTTTTATTACACGGCAGAATAATGGAAAAACTAGGTGGTGCCGACCTTGATGGTGATGAAGCCTTTGTCTTCTTCGGAGGAAGGAAAGGGAAAGAAGGAAATGGTTGGAAAAAAGAATGGAAGGATGAATTTTATAAGAATAAGGATGAATATGCAGAGGGTACAGGTGCTAAAAAACATACTCCTGATAGGAAATCTGGATTAATTGTTAGGCCTGATGGTAAATATGCTAAAATGAGCTGGAGAGAGCTTTTAACTCAGACAGCAAAGCCAGCTGAGAAGAAGGCAATGGAGTCTAAGGCGTACCAATACTCTCCTTATTGGAGAACTGAGATATCCAGACGTGCAGTAGAAGGTAGGAA